TAGTACGGTACATGATTTTACCAGCATATCCAGCATTGCTAGTTGTATGCTGAGCGTCCTGAATCAAGTTCTGCTCACCTTTTGAAGCGTAAACAGTATTGTCTTTTGATTCAAAAAATAGCTGCTCACCGTAGAAAATAGTGATGTTTTCGTGTCTCAAACTCAAGCGGTTATAACCCGCAGTTAAATCTTTCGTAAATGTTCGAGGTGACACAATCAACTGGTTCTGGTCAATGTTCCCGATAGCAAACTTATATGTTCCTGCATCTTTGACATAGACATCCACAGTGTCGATAAAACCTTTAGTCTTGGGCCATGTATCGACAGGGGACATATAAGCTAGGTTGTTGACCGTTGTTTTTTGCGTCGAGTCAATCCCGTCAATGTTTAGACCAAAGCGAGTGCCGTTGTTGTCAGCGCTCAAGAAATTGACGCTAGATTCTAGGGCAGACGCTCCATAATCTAAATTTTTAAGCAATGAAGCCTTAGAAAGCCCACCTTGAATAAGTTTTGATTGTGGGTCTCTAAGCCGCCTTGTAATTAACAGATAACCATTTTCTGGCGCCGTGTAATCTTCGCTGATCAAAGTGTCTTTTGTTGAGAATTGCTTCAATTTGCGATTATCGACACTGAGGAAGTAAGTAAATACCCCACGGACATCTTTCAAGCCGTATTTGACGCCTTTTTTTAGGGTAATTGGTGGATACACTCCCCAATCCGCAGCATCCGCTTTGTCTTGGGCGCTTCCGGTGTAGAATTTACCACGAATGAACGCATTCTCATCCAGAATCTGCTTGATTTCGGTTACAAAATCAAGGTCTGTGGCCTTGACATCGACTGACAATTTGGGAATTTTGAGCGAAATATAACCGTCTGGAAGATTATTCATATCAACATTAGCAGCGGACAATTCCGCTACTGATGCGTTGAAAACTTTAGGTTTTGGGTCGCTGTTTTGAACAGATACATACAAAATCGAGTCTTCTGTCGGTGTGTATTCTGTAGTAACAACGGTGTCTCTGTCAGCCAACTTCTTGATAACACGGCTGCCGTCTGCCGATGTTACAAAAGTAAGCACCCCACGAACACCAACGATGAAGTAAGTCTTGCCCTTGTACATATTGACAGGTAAGAATCGACTCCATCCGCCGGCAACGTCGTTGATAATCTTACCGTTGTTTTCTACCCAGAATGTACCGGTAATGCGGTCAGTAAGCATTTGCTTAATCCCTTGAGCAAAGTCGATGTTATCAGCGGTCACTTCGTTACCACCAAGCCCCCTAGACTGATAAACACCCCCTTCTTTCCATGAGCGAGCTCCTTCGTCGTAGTAGTACCATTTTCCCGTATCCTTAGCTACAACGATACCATTCGCCCCGTTTGGATAAGTGCTACTGATTTCAGATAGTGAGCTGAGAACGGCTTTCGGTGCGTTGGATTCAATCTTACTGAATTTCTTTTCAACGAAATCAGCGCTTGCCTTACCATTTAAGGTGTTCTCGATAGTGCTGAGACGGTCATCAAGGTTGCTGGCAAGGCCACGAGCTTTGACGACTTCCATGTTAGCATTGCCGTTAGTAGCACCGTCAGCGTAGGTCACCTCGACGGCCTTGGCAATAGCTTCTCGAACGTCTGCCCCTCTTGTTTTCTTGCGGATTGCCTTAGTCAACACGCTAATATTCTTAGTGTTTTCCAAAGGCGTGACATCATCGTAGAGGTTCAAACGTCCCTCTGCTTCAGTTTGTGGCATGTTTAATTACCTCCTGTTAATTCTTTTTGCAATCTAGCGATTTCAGCTTCAACATTTCTAATCGTTCTAGCACGTTCCTGCTCGTCCATATTGAACGATGCTAACTGATTATCATAGTTAGCCTTAGCAGTCAGATAATCAGCGTACTGTTTATCATAAGCTGCAATCTCGTCCGCTGAAGCGTTAGGGCTAGGCGGTGTAGGCGCCACTGGTGGCGTTGGTTTTGAGCTAGGTTTGTTTTTAAGTGCTACAAGTTGACTTTGTAGAGCAGCCAAGCGTTTCTCTTTGTTAGCTTTTGATGTGTCCTGTTTAACACGTTCGATTGAGTTTTCAGCTTCTTGCAGTTGCAGTTGATATGTTGCGAGCGATTGAGACTGTGAACCGATAGTTAGATCAACACTTTGTGGGTTTAGGATATCGATTTTCTTTTCTAAAATTTGCAAAGTTTCGATACCGGACAAAGGTGCATTGATAATCGGGTGTTTATTCCCTATTTCAAACTTATCATAGCGGTTATCAATCAGATAACGCTCTACCGCTGAAATCGTCCATTTTGCGAGTGCGATTTTTTGATTTCTCAAGTATTGCTTACCACGGGCTAAAAGCACGCTAGGATTGTCAATTTCTGTCCAAATTACAGCTTTACGAATGATCCCGAACTCTTTAATAAGCTCTTTGTCTTCTAAATAGGCACTGTTATTGTTGACATGCCAAATGGTCAACTGTTCTCTGGTAACGTCTGGGCTCTGGTCTTCGTCTGGATGTTCCTTCTGGATATCTGCCCCGATAGGCATAATTTGAGTAGCCAAACCATCAAAATCGAGTGCCCGACTGGCAGATTTGATGTTCTTGCCAATTTGCAGCGGTGATTTCTTGGTTTCTCCAATCTGAGCAGTCCAGTCCACATATAAACGAGTGTTTCGCTCGTAAATAGTCAAATAACCACCGATGTTGTTAATGATACGCTCTCGGACACAGTCCCAAGTGCTTTCATATCCAAGGTAACGCCAAGGCTTATCCGTCCTACTGTTTACCGTGCAAGTACCAAGATTAATGCGTTTGTAGTCCTCAACCTCACCATTCGCAACCCTTAGAATTTCCGTTAAGTAAGGTGCTGCCCCTTGGTTCGGTAATTTTTGGAACCATTGAGCGGAATCATGCAAGAATGAAAGGAAGTCCTCGCAGGTCACTTTCTGAGCAAATCCATTCGTTGTCATTTCGTTTGTGGATGTCAAAACTCTGCCTACAAACTCAACCTTGCCGTCGTAGAGATTGACAACCTCAACGATAGATTTGAACGGCACCATTTTGTTGTAAAGCGGGTGAGTAAACGGAACTGCAAAAGAGAACTCATGAATCGTATTGAGAGCTTGGTTGATTTCACCAACGATAACCGTACCACCCCTTGGACTGTATGGGTCATGAATCGTCTTGCGCCCATTCGTTGTGCGATTGAGCTTGTCCCATCGTCTAGCGTTGAAATCAGTCCACCAGTAAACAGCATACCCGCCTTTTTGCTTAGCGGTTTCGGGCGGTTCTGGAACGACGATTTTCTCCCCGCCAACTCCGACGAGTTGCCCGTTATTGTCAGACACATAGACATGCGTAAAAAACTCACCTCGCTCGTCGTTATGGTCTGAGACGTTAACAGTACAGTACCAGTTACCGCCCCATTCAACGCCGTCATACCAAATGATGTCATCCTGGTCGATAACTTTTCCAGCACTGGGTGAGTAGTTTGTTTTTCTGGACCACGTAGGGAATAATACCCCTTTGATACCAGTATCATTTCTGAGATTCGAGACTTTAACAGCGTAACCCGTGTGACTAATGTTAAATACTTCGATTTTACCGCTTGCACTCATACCATCACCTCATTGTTGAAATGCATGGCTATTGTGCCATTACCTTTAGCCTTAAAGTAGTTAATGCCTTGATACAAAGTCAATGCAAACTCCCTGTTTTCACCACGTTTCAAATTGTAAATAACCCCTTCTGAATCGGTAAGCGTGATATCTTCATCGCAATAAATGACCGGACTGATAGATGTATCACCAGAATTAACAAAGTAAATTGTCCTTTCTGATTTCGTATATCCAAGTTGCCATTTAGTCCATGTTGAATCATCACTTTCAAAATCGAATGTATCCCAGACATCATCGAAGTATTCATTTTCGTGGAAAGCGAACGGATAGCACTTGAATGTGATGGTAGCGACCAGATTCTTCTTAATCGGGTCATCAGCTACTTTGATGTGCTTAATCTTACCCATCCAGTAATAGCGTCGGTCATGCGTATCAAATAGCTTGCGTTCCGTTTTAGTAACCATTTGAGACTTAATCATACGCTCTGCCGTCTTGCGGTCTTCATACTCCGTAAACGGTAGTTTAAACTCGTATGTAATCTCTCTAGGCTCGAAAACACGCTCACCCAGAACGCTAGAGAAGTCAAGCACCCCCTGCATGAAGGGAATAGACTCGACAATCTCTTTTTCGTCCGGTGTGGGTGCTTCACGTTTCTGTAAGTACCAACCAGCGTCACGACTATTAAAATCGCCAAACGCTATATATTCTTTGATTTTAGTAATCATAATCTGTGTCGTCCTTTCAAAGTTTTAATCGTATCAATAGCACTGTTGAAGTTATTAACTGTGCCACCGACTAGAGCACCGGTGTCTAATACCATGTTTTGACCTTGTGCCACTTGGTCTTTGAGCTCACCAAGAGCATCGATAACATCACCCAACAAACCGGCTGAATGTGCAGCATACGCTTCTTGACGTGCTGAAATAGCGGCGTCTGGGGTTTTATCACGCAAGACTTCCATCTTTAACTGACTAGCCATGTTTGAAGTGGCACCGGTCAGCATGGCATTAGCTCGAACATTGAACCCGCTAACTTGGTCACGGATATAATCAAGGCTATTAGCTACCTCTGGGGCTGATTCGTCAATCCCTCGAGCAATACCAAGACCAATATACCAACCGACTTGGTCACGGAAAAGGTGTGAAGGTGAGTGAATTTTGGCTTTAGCTTGAGCTGCACGCTCTGCTTGTGCGACCAAGGCGTTAGCTGCTGCTGTAACTGCTCCAAGAGCTGAGTTAAGACCAGCGGCAAGACCTTGACCCATGTAAGCCCCTGCTGAGAAGAAAGCACCATATCCGGCTCTTGCTGCGGCTGCTGCTTGGTTAACCGCTGCTTGCGTAACTGCGACTAATTGTTGTCCGCTCGCTTGCATCGCTGAAACCATTTGAGCACCACCAGCACGGATAGCCGCAACCACTTGATTCATACCGTTTCTAACCGCTGAGACGATTTGATTCATGAATGCTTGTGTACTAGCAACCATTTGCATTCCGCTAGAACGTAGAGCCGCAGTCATTTGCATAGCTCCCGATGTGACAGCTTGAACCGCTGACATCA